GTCTTCTCGAAGTTTGCAAGCATGGCGATTGCATCGTCGGTATCAAAACCCAACTCTTTAAACGATGCAGCGTTCTTGTTAACCGATTCGGTCAGCTTGCCAACGTCGATGCCTGCGGCCTGTCCCGCCTTGGTCAGCTTGTCGAGCGTGATGCTGTAATCGTCCGCTGGTATGCCAGCGTTGTTCATCATCTTGGTAACGTCTTGGATTGCTTTAGTAGCATCCTGCCCCGTCACCTTCGCGAACTTCATAGCCTGCTCAGACGCGCCCTCTAGCTTATCACCATTAAGCCCAAGTCGCGTGTTCAACTCGCCAACAGCGCTGCCAATATCACCGAAATCGCCGACAACGCTTTTCGAAACGTCCAGGTAGACTTTCTTCAACGCCGTGGCCGCTTCGCCCGTCGCGCCCGTGGCGGTCTTGACGTTATTAAAACCGCTTTCTACGTCCGTGAACGCTTCTGCAATCTTTCCAACCGCCAAAGCGCCAACCAACGCGCCGCCTGCGGCCTTGAAAAGCGCGGTTGATTTGCTCTTGAAATTGGCACCGAAACCGCTACCGGCTTTAGTTCCTGCCTTGCTTATATCAGGGGTTATAGCCTGCGCGATGCTCGTCCCCGCGCCCTGCATGGACGGCATGATTTGAACGAACGCATTGGCTACAGTTGCGCCCTCAGCCATTACTCACCCCCGTAATACCAATCGTTGAATTGCGAAATTGGAATAGGATTAGAACCGATGCGCTTCGCGCCGCTGTCAACCCACGGTCGCGGGTACGGCTTCGGCTTCTGCGGATTTCCGCCGTGCGTCTTGGAAATCATGTAGCACAGAGCCGTAACGCCGTCTATTAGGTCGGCTATCATCGCCGATTGCTTCAACTCAGCCGCGAACGTAGCCGCGTCCTCGTGCTTTGCGCGGAATGTCGCGCTGTCCATCGGTAAGTGTTTTGCAAAATTTGCCAGCTCGCCCCATCCGAAAGCACGAGCGGCTTGCTCTAGCGTCATGCCCAGAATTGTCAGACAGTCATAGCTAAAAGCGCCGCCCGTGTCCTCGTCAAGTCGGATGAGGGCGATTATTCCCCCAGGCTTTCGCCGTCTTGGTTCGAGTATGCGCTAATAAGCCCTTGGAGCGTGTTAGGGGTCAGCTCGTCGGTAGAACCGGGCGCGTACTTCTCGAAAATATCGAGAAACATATCGACCGCGATTTCCTCGCGCTCGTCGGGGTCGGCGTTGCGCACGGTCTTTTGGAGTTTGCGGTATTCTTTAATTGGCAAATCGCCGAGACGCGGAATAGCGAACTTCTTCTTGCCATCACCGCTTTTGAACTCGAACAGCTCGCCCTTTTTCTCGACCTGATACATGGTTACCCCGCAATGATCTCGCCGTCATCGTACAGGAAGTAAATCGAATGACCCGTGCCGTCATCGTAGGTGTCAATCGTGCCGCCGATGATGTTGCCAGCGTCGGGCTTGAAGTCAATCTGGTTAACCTCGGTGAGCTGCCCACGGGGGACGCATACGCGAACGCGGGCAGCGCCATCCTTCATCGAGAAGCACCAAGCTTCAATTGGCGGCAACTCTGCTCCAATGGAAATCTTCATCTGCTCGCCGTGCTCGCGACTGCCAGCAACGACGGTGACGTTATCCGCGCCGAAAACGCGCTTCGCCGCGAACTCGTCAACTTGCAGGAACGCGAGCGCAATCTGCCCCGTGAACTCAGTCAGCAGGTTACGGACGGTTGCCTTAGACCAATCGTGAATAGCGGTCGTGCTGCGCGTGACCGTGACGGACAATCCATCCTCGGACACGTAGCCGCCATCGTCCCATGCCTCGGTGAGTGCTGCGCGTGCGTCAGCAGGCATAGCCGTGCCAACGGGTGCAACCGCAACCGCGCCAGTTGTGGCGCTCTGGTCGGGAGTAGGCGCGTAAACTTTCTTAGCATCAAGTGCCATGATTTCAGCTCCTTAAATCGTTAACTTTTCGCCAGGGGTTATAACCGTCGCTCTGAACGTGTAGCGTGCCAGCGTCGGCGCTCTCGGGTCTGGTTGACTGCTCGGAAGCATCGCCGAAACGTCGCTATACTGCGTTGACGTATCGCGCACGGGTAACGAGCAGACAAGCGCGTAAACCTCGTTAGATAGCGCTGTTGCTGTAGCATCGTCGGCTGCATAGCAATCTATCGAAACGTCATGCTCGTGCGAAACGCCGGAGACGCGAGCGCCACCGACGCGAGTTATCATCACATCGTTCTCTCGCAAGTCTGGCGGTATCGGCGGCGCGAACACGCGGCAATCACTAAGTAACGCGGCTAGGTCGACGCGCATAGCGTCTTCAATGTCAATCGGATAAGCCAACTGCATTAGCCCCTCACCGCCTTGCTTAGAACCTTGTCGATTGCTTCTGCTTTTCGCGCTTCGTTCGTGGCCGTCTTAACGACGTATCCGACACGACCGCCGCCATAGTTCATGCGCCGTAGCTCGCCGACTTCGAAGCCGTCACCAGCTCGCGCCGCGATTGCGTCAGCGGCTTTCTTGCACTCGTCGGCTATCGGTTGCGACAACAGCAATTGCGTTATGCCGTCGCTGTTTAGCTCGATTCGAACGGAAGTGGACATGGCTAGCCCCTCCATTCGTTGAGCCGTGCGAACACGTGCGAGATTCGCCCCGTGGGGCTTTCCCAGGGCATAGGAGCGCCGTTTATCTCGAACACGCTACCTTGCCAGTAAACGCGGTCACCCGCCTTTAGATTCGCCCCAGGTGGCGCGTATAGCGTCCACTCTTCACTGATGCTGAGCGTTCGCCCGTCGAAATCCCGCGTGGAAGTGGACGGCTGTACGGAGCAACCTTGAATCGTGAACGTGAGCGGGTTAGTCCAATCGGCTACGGTTGTGCCGCGCCTGTCCACCAGGTTAGCCCGTTTCACCGTAATTTCGCTTTTGCAAAAACTAGGCAGCATAACGGCATCACCACGCACGCGCCAGCTTGTACGGCGCTAGCAATTCCTTGTCGCGGTCGAGCAGCGAAACGCCGCCCGTGATACCCGCGCCCGTCTGGTTATACGTAACCGAGACATTACCAGCGCGTTCGCTCGCCACGCCAGGAGCCGCTACAAGCACATTAGACGCGATTTGAGCGACAACCTGCCCGATTGAGCTAGCCGCGAAACCCGCCGTATAAGCGCATTCGACCGAACGCCAGCTATCGGGGAACGTGGACGATTTCAAGCGCACCATACCCGCCGCCGTCCACTCGTAATTGGTCACGGTTTCGCCGTTCACGCTCAGGCTGTCCACCGATGTAACGCCCATAGCAGGCAACATGAGCAATTCGCCCTCGCCATGCCCCGTGTACACGCATTCGAGCGACGGCGCGACGTGCCAGCCGCAGTAACGGCGCACAGCATCACTAACAGCATTCAGAACCGATTCAATCTGCGTGACCGTGGACGATAGCCCCGGACACAGCACACGGAATTCCGCAACCGAGATAATCGGCGGCAATTCTTCGACGGTGTACCCCCAAGGCGTTACCTCCGTCGCCATTACTCTCCCTTCTTGGATCGTTGCGTGCGTGCCTTGTTCGTCGGCTTGACTTCTTTCGTTTCGGGCTTCGCCTGTTTGACCTCAACAGCGCCAGTAGGCTGCTCGCCCTCTTCGAATTGGAAAGTCAAACCGTTGTAGCGGTAAACCTTCAACATTGGTTGACCTCCTTAAAAGAAAAGGCGGGAGCCGAAACCCCCGCCATGCTTGCAGAACCGAGATTAAGCGGAAACCTTAACGAACGCGCTCGGGATGCGGGTCGCGAGCATAAGGCGCTCTTCCACGATCACGGTAACGCGGTTGTTTGTGCGGTCATCATGGTCACCAGTCACGACCTCGACGCGCACGCCGTCACCCTGCTTGGTAACGACAGACGCGCCCGGACGGAACGCGCCAACGAGCACGGTGCCAGCGGTAACAGCCGTGGTGACAACAGTGTTAATGCCCCAGAGGTTCGGCTGCTGCGAATTGGCCGTGTTGCCATAAGCGCCATAGAAGTAGCCGCCGCCGTAATACTGAAGGTTGCTGTCCTTCGCAAGACGCAGCGCCTGGTAATCGGTCGGGTTAATGACGATTGCATCAGCGTCGTAATTCGTGGCGCTCTTAACGTTCATCATTGCCTTGAACACGTCATCGGCGGTCAGCGCGGAGCCAGCAGGCGAAAGCGTCTGCACGCCAGACGTTGCAAGAAGCGTGGTCATCAGGTAGCTCTCGATTGCCTGGTCAAGCTCGAACAGGCCGCGATTGTCGATGCTCGACTTCAAGAAAGCATTATCCTCGATAAGCTCGTCAGTCTCGTAGTACCAGCCAGCAATCTTTTGCAGGCTCGCCGTCTTCGGCTCGTAGGGGACATGGAATTGCGGCTTCGGCGCATTCTCGGCAACAGTGGTCGGTGCGCCCTCGGTAGAGCCAAGAACGAAATACTTAAGCGACGTACCGCTAATGGACTCAGCGCCGAACAGCGAGCGAATCGCGAGGTTGCGCTGCGAAACAACGTCCACGACGTTCTGATCGAGGTATTCAATCGGCGTGGAGGTGTGAGCGCTGGTCGCGGCCTTAAAACCGAAGCCCGTACCAGCAGACTTGGCGGCACCAGCGCGAAGCGCGGTAAAGTCGAGGTTCTTAATGGCGAAATCGCCCAGCGTCTTGCAAACCTCGATGCTCTTAGCGTCATGCTCTGCGCCCTTGAACGAATCGAGGATAGCCGACTTCTCAGCGATAACAGCCTGACGCGACTTCTCAGCGTCGATAGCGGCCTTAACCTCGTTAATCTCGTCCACCGTCCCGGCGGCTTCGAGCTGCGAATACAGTTCGTCAAACTTAGACATTTTTACTGCTCCAATCTGTAAAGGTTGATAAGTGCTTCTTTCTTCGCCCGAATGAAATCGTCCTGCGATTTTTCGCCCTCGGCGGGTTCGTCCGCTTCGCTAGAATCGTCCACGTCCTCATCAGGCTTGCTATCGGCCAAAAGGCCGTTAACAACTTCGATAATCTGTTCTGCCGCGCTGATGACGCTTTTCAGCTCGTCAGCGTCCTTGGCCGAATTGCGACGGCCTGCCTTGCTCTCAACTTCCACGGCTTTCACCTCTTCGACGGTCGCATGTTGGTTAGCAGGTATCTGCACTAACGAAACCTCGAACAGCTCCAACTCGCGCAGCTCGTTAGCCTTGCGGCCATCCTCTAGCGTCGTGTTGGCCTGCTCGATGATTTCGAATGCGAAGCTGAACTGGTAGACGCGCCCTTCCTGCACGAGCTTGCGCACGTACTGCGCCTTCTCGTTGTCAGCGTCGAACTCGGCGGTTACGAGCAACCCGCGATCGTCTTCCTCAGCTTCGACAACACGGCCTATGTTGCTCTTCGGGTCTTCGGTGTCATGACCCCACAGCAGCGGGATGTACTTCCCCTGCTCGTTAAGCGCCGTCCACCTCTCCAACGACTTCGCGAATGCGCCCGGTGCTACAACATCGCCGTAAGCGTCTGGGTCGCGATCGAAAGTGGACGCATAGCCCTTGACGGTGCCGCCGTCCTCCTTCAGCTCTGACTTGATGCACGCTTTGAATTGATGCATGGTCAACCTCTTTTCAGGCATTAAAAAAGCGCCATCGGAGGCGCTGTTCTCGAAATAGTCTCTGATGATTTGCTCTGTCCCTGGCGGTCTGCCGTCATCGGCTGCGCGTTGCAGGCACGTTTCCATATCCGTTTCCATGACGATTTGCTCCGCGCCTGCTTTCGCGTAGGCTTCGCGCTGCTCGTCGGTCGGCATCGAGTGGATAATCCACGACTCGCATTTCGTCTCTACGCAGTAATCGATAACCGCCTTGCGTGCTCGGAATGCCGCCTGTTTGATATCGCCGTCAGGCAGATGGCCGTCAGCGCCAAGCGCACGCGCTATCTCGTCGTAATCGACAATCACATCGCCTTTTTGCGCGTGTTCGCGAACGTACGTCGATTTGCCAGAGCACGGAGCGCCGATTATCACGTGAATCATCTTTAGCTCCTTACGGTATGTAAATCTCAACCTGACACTGACAATTGCACGATTCCTCGGGCGTTAGGCTCTGGTCACCAGGGAAGTTAGCGCCGTTGGAAAATTCCTCGTCATACGGGACTGTCTCGCCGTTCATCATGGCGTGTTCTGCGCGTGGGTTGCCGCTCGTGACTATCCACGTCTTCATCGCGCTGCGATTGCCTGCGCGTTGATGGCACGCTTCGAGAATCGCGAAACCCGCTACAGCCGTAGCGAACGAACGACCCGCCATGTCTGCGCGTGATTCCTCGGCCTTTTCGAACACGCCATCGACGGTTGCGCCAAGCGCGTCCTCGTCTTCGTAATCGCCGTCAATGGCTGCTTGCAGTTGGCGATACGTAACGTTGTTAATAGCTTGCGATTTGCCTTTAGCCATTGCGCGAATGTACGCTTCGATGCGCTCGGAATCGAACTCGCCACCCAAGCCGCCCTCTTCGACGGCCAAACGTCCACGCCTTGCGGCCTGCCGTTGGAAAATCGGCGTTAGATCGTCTGCAAGTTCGCGCTCCCACCGCTCGGCATTCCACCAGTTTTCGTAATCCTTTTTCGAAATCTGCTGCGAAACCGAACGGGCTTGCCGTTTGAAGAATTTACGGAGCGTCGCGGTTATCTCTTTCGCATCCTCGTCCTCGGGCTTCGACTTGATGCGGATACCGTTCACGCCTTTAGAGTGGACAGCAGCGGCGTTATAGCCGCTTTCCTCGCCGTCAACGTCATTCGGGCTTGCCTGTCCACCTGTTAGCACGTTAAGCGGCGTAACCAGTTCATCGCCGCCGTCAATCGCGGGAAGGTTGAGCATTGCGCGTGCTTCGTTGCGTGTCATCCACGGTGCGCCAACGCTCGATTGCATCACGCTAGCGCGTTCCTCGAAGCTGCCCTGCAATTTAGCGTCCAGGTCGAACTCGCAATAATGCGTATCGTCAAGCCCGAGTCGCGGCACGAGGAAGGCGTTAATCCGCTCTTCCAGCATGTCGAGCAACGGTGCGAGCGTGTCGGCGTAAAGTGCGCGTGCGTTGTCCTTAGCCGATGCGTAGGTTTGCGCGTCGGTGTGGTAAATCAACCCAGGATTAACGTGGTAAACCGCGCACACGTCCTCGCGTGATAGCTTGGTGGCTTCTACCCATTGCGCTTCTCGTGCGTTGAAGGTTGTCTGCTCTAGCCGCATGCCGTCTTCGAGAATCGGCGTGCCGCCCGTGTTCGTACCTTCGTCGCTTGCGAATTTCGTTTTCCAAGATTTAGCGAAACGCTCTTTCGCGCCATCGCCCCAGGGTGTGTCGGCTGGTCGGCTAATCCACTGGGTTACCCTGCCGCCGTTCTTCCATACTCCGTTGCGGAAGTGCCACGCGCTGATTTGCTCAGTGAGTATTTCCTTTAGCGCGTCGATTCGACTCGAAGAGTTGGCCGTGCCATACGGTGACCAACCGTTGAAGCGGATGTAATCATCGGGCTTGATCGTGAAACTTGCCGCGTGCGGCGATTCGACTTTTATATAGTCGGCCTGCAATCCGTCGCGGGTCTTAGCGTCCACCCAGTCGGTCGGAATGACTGCTAATGTCCACCTCTCTTCGCTCGGCACGGTCAGCCATATAGCGTCATCGTGAAGCAGGTATTCGCTAACGGTTGCCCTTATAAGCTCGTGCCCCGTGCTCCAATTGTTCGGGTTTCGCAACGTCCGCGCCAATACGCTGTCGCGGTCGCGCTCCCTGCCGCCGTCTGGTTGCCTGACGTAGCATTTCAACGGCAAGCCTGCGACGTTATCGGCCAGAAACGAGATAACCGAACGCAGCGCCGGTTGCGTCTCGTACAGCTTCGACGCGCTCATACCCTTAATTGCGTCCCCGCCGATGTACACAGTCCGTTCGACAACTGCGGTTCGTCGGAAACGGTCTAGAACGCCCATTGATTCACCCCTTTACAGCACAATCAATTCCGCGCCGTCCTCGTAGGCGCTTTTCTTGACCTTCTCGATTGAGGTAGCAGCCCCTAGCGCCATAGTGCAGGCTACTAACGGCGAAATGTCTTCAAGCGACTTTTTCCTGTCCCACGCCCAAGCGCCA